TGTCATATTAAGCTCCTTCCTTCACGTATTTTGCGTATTCCTCTAGTGGCACCCCTAATTTCTTAGCGATAACTACCTGTGATTTGGTGAGTTTCACAGACTTGCGTCCACCTGATCTACGACTAACAGAAGCTACGTTTTGGACGGGTTGTTTTGTAGCCTGTTCTACTTCAGTTGTAGATTGAGCAAATTTCTGAGGGAAATACTCCTTCATACGTTTGTTGATTTGATTATAGTATTCATCAGTCTCCGCGTCAATTCCCTCCTGCAGCAGGTCTTCATGTATTCCCATTGCAGCAGAAGTCATAACTCTATCAGATCCAAACCATTCATTGTCAGAAGCCCATTCTTGAGCTCTATGACTAATTTGTGGTTGTGGAGCTTGTTGTTCTTGAGCAGGTTGTGATTCTACTTCTTTTTTCTTTGACTCTTTATCTGCAAGCGTCATAGAAACTTTTTCTTTTTCCACTGCTAGTTTAGTAAGGTTGTCTTGAGCCTCAGTAATTGCTTCTGGATCTTGGGATTCATAAGCAACTTTAAGAGCAGCTTTAGCTTTATCTCTTTCTGCGTCTATCCTAGCATTGTACTCTTTAAGATAATTTGTATCTGTCTCCTCAAATTTATTTTGAGCAGTTTCATACTTTTGTTTCAAACCTTTTGCGTAATCAACAGCAGCTCTTTCTCTTCTTTCTGCTTCTTTGATTTGAAACGTCATCTTTTTAATTCTTTTTTGAACTTTATCAGAATATTGTTCTAAGTCTGAATCTTCAGATTTTTCTTCTTTTTGTTCAAATTGAGGTTCTGCTTCTTTTTCTGTTTTAGTTTCTTGTAAAAGTTCTTTTGCAGTTTTTCCACCGCTAACATCTACGTATCCTAAATCTACATCTTGTTTTTTTTCAAAAGCTTCATTTGATACTTCAGGAGCTTCTACACTTATTGTTTGTTCATTAACGCCATCAGTATCTATTTCTACTTCTGGACTTTTATTTTCTTCAGCCATTTAATCCTCCTTAATAATGGTGCAAAATATCATTTGGATCAGATATAGTTGAAATGACTTCATCATCATTTAAAACTCTAACTTCACCACCATCTATTTTGAATCTTGAACCAGCGTACCTACTAAAAATTATCCAATCATTTAGTTTGCACCATGGTCCTTTAGGAAATTTTTCTTTGTCAAAGTAACAAAGGTCTCCCATTTTAAGCACAAGACCACACACTGTAGTCATCTGTATGGTTTCTTGAGTTGTATCAGATAAAATAATTCCACCTTTTGTTTTTTTTGGTCCTGCAAAAGGCAGAACTAAAAGTCTATAACCAGTTGGTGTAGGTAATTTATCTAATGTTGATTTATCGATCGCTTTTGGATCAAGGACTGTTTCTACTTCTTCTTTAGCCTTGTAGGCATCGAGAAGTGCTTCAGTCCGTTTCGGTGTCTCCGTGGACTTGTTCATCTTCATACTCCGTTTGTGACAGCAGGTCTTTAAGACTCTGTTGCAGGTCCTCTAGTGACCTGATTTGACCCCTAACATATTGTAGTTTCTCAATAGTGTCAACACCATATATAGCGTGGTCTTTAAGTTTTTGAAGTTCAAGTTTTATTTTTTTTTGTACTAATGAAATTGTATCTATGTCCATAGATTATAATTTAAATTGTTGAAGCACACCAAGTTTTTCTTCTGCTGCGGAAATTTTTTCAACAAGTTTATCAATTTCATCTAAATGTTGTGGGTGTTCACCAATTCCAACTGGTTTTTCTAAATATATTTGTATAGTTGCATCAGCTTCAGATATTTGAGCGTTGTATCTATCTTCCAAAGCTTGTAAAATAGTAGATCTTAGACTCATGAAGAATCTATATATTATTTAATAATTTTGTAAATTAAAAAACGCCTTTAAAATTAGTACCCTTTATTGCAGCACCTGCACCTTTACAAACACCACCAGTTTTCATTCCTTTTGGTCTTTTTTTACTAAAAGGATCAGGTCTTCCCATACCTGCATCCCCATAAGCGCTAGTGGTTGTATCTATTCTTAAACCTGCAGGTATTTTTGTGTAATCATTTTCTTTTTTTTTTCTTTTTTTCGAAGGTCCAATTGTTTCTTTTGAACTTCTTTCTCTATTAGGGAATTTTTTTCTTTGTGGATAATCCATTATATTTTTCCTTGTGCTTTTAATTTCTTTATATCACCTTTTGTAAGACCTGTTAAGTCCACTTTTGGTTTTACCGATGTAATATCTGGTGATATTCTTTTCGGCTTAAATAAGTTTTTTATCCATATCCATATTTTCATTTTACGTCCTAACGTTAGTTGGTTTAGGTCCTGTATTACCCGCTGCTCTTTTTCTGGCAACAGCAGAGGCCCTTTGCGACTTTGTCATTTGTGTGGCTTTTGCAAGTGGCACGCACTTCGGATACTTCCGTTTTGTACCACTGGCAGATTTTCTTCCACACTCTTGATACTTGCCACCTTTTTTCTTTGCTCCAATATCTACCCATTTTTCTTGAAACCATTTAGTTAAACCACCAGTTTTCATTTTTTTTGTGCCTGCTGGAACACAATTGGGAACCATTTTGTTTCCCTTTTTTTTCATACCGGCTTGAACGTATCCCTCCCAACAAGTACCTCGTTTGTACATTAGTATACGCCTTTGAAATTCATCCCCTGTACTGCCATACCACCACCTCTTACTTTAATAGATCTTAAAGTCTTTGCTTGTTTAGCATGTAAGCTAGAAGCTTTTTCTAATCCTTTTGCAACTTTAATAATTTTACCTTTATTGGCAGCTGTATATTTTAATTCACCTTTTTTACCATATTCAGAAATAGGGTTTTGAATTTTTTTTTGATAATCTCTTCTTGCTTTTGGATCACCTGGAATTACTTTCTTTTTATTTTTTTTTACTTCTGCATGCAGACCTTTATTAGCTTTCTTAGGTCCCCAATCTTTTCTTTTTGTTCCCGATGGGTCTTTTATTTTACCTGCACAAATTTTACTAGCGTATGCATTCGCATATGCTGACGGATAAACTTTGAACTTACGTTTCGCTGCAGCTTTTCCTCTTGGGCATAATTTTGTCATATCTGTTGCATCCTTTTATCTGTTGATAATATATTTTTTTCTGCTTTAGGTCTAGCCTGTGAGTCTTTACTTCTTTTACGAAGTTGAGCTACCGCTGAGTCCCTCAACAATCTTTCTTTTTTTGCTTTTTGTAAATCTCTTATTAAATTCATTTTTTACCTTTAAAAATTTGTGTTCCCTTGATACCATATATTGACGCCACGACAAGGATCCACAAATTTGTGAACCATGACGGGAGCTGCTGGAATTGTTCAAAGAACATTTTTATTTTTTCTGCTGATCCAGGATCGTCCGAGAAGACCCCCCAGGCAATCACCAATATGGGCGCCGTGAGAACGAGCAACACGAACTCGTCTTTCCAGTCCGATTGTCTAGCTTCTAATAATTTGCCTTGGTACTCACTTTCCCCTCGGGCCATTTTATCGGCATGCATTAGTTGTGCATCTGCCATTTTCATTTTTGTTTCTTGTTTTTTCTTATAGATGTGCGTTGCCGCATTTAATCCCAATTTTAGTGCACTGAACCACATTGTATTTCTCCTGTCTTCTTTGACACATATATTTTATCATTTTATCAATACATTCGTAAGCCCTAGCACCGGATAACCGCCACCTCCAGGTTTGTGACCAATTTGGCTTTCTAATTCTTACTTTAAGAACACTTCCACCAAAAAAATTAGAAAATCTATCTAAAATGTCCTTATCACACATTTCAATACCACATTGAAATGATTTTCTTCCATTACCCTTACCCCAAACACCAAAACTTCCCTCACCATCAAAAAGACCAGCAAGAAAAAGTAATTTATTTTTTTCTGATAGCTTTTCGTAAGAATTTTTTTGCATTTTTGAGTGTGATTCCCTGTGGATTTGGTCCTCTCTTTGGCGGTGGCCCCGATTTTTTCCCTCCACTTAATCCTTTTCTCATTTTTGTTGTATTTTTTCCCTAGCTACTTCTAAACGTTCATCAGATTGCTGATCTTGCTGAGCTAATTTATCATATTCATATTCTAAACGTTGTGCAGCTCTTTGATTTTCTTGATCTTGTTTAAATCTTGTTTCTTCAGCTTTTCTTTGAAGATCCATAGCTCTTAAATCAACTTCTTGTTGTTTAATTTTTACTAATGGGTCTTGTTTTCCTGCTTGTTGTTGCATTTCACCTTGTACAAGCTCTTGTGTAATACGCGCAGCAACTTTAGCAACTTCTGCCTCAAACATTATTTCAAATTGTTGCGGGTTTACTTGTGCCAATTGTTGCATTTGTGGATTTTCCATCATTACAGCTTTAACTTCTGCCTTTGCCTTGAATGAAACGTGGTCAGAAATATGTGATTGAAGTAATGCATACACTTGTGGATTAATTTGAACCATTCTTGATTGCATAAAAGCCATGTGTGCTGCTAAATGTGCATCATGATCTTGAAATTCAAACGCTGTTAACAGTTTCATTTGCAAAGCACGTGCGTTTTCTTTTGCTGGATCCATGGGTTCAGGTTGTTTTGGTGGTGGTTTAAGTATTGCTTCTATTTGTTTAGTCCCAAGTGCCTCATAAACACGTCTGTACGCTTCATGAAGGTTATGCATTTGTGGATTAGACATTGCAATTTGTAAATTTTGTTGAGCAAGAGTCACTCTTTGTGCCATCGACATAATATTTGGGTCTGCAACAGGTAAAATATCGATTCTATTATCAAAATCTGAAGATTTTATTTGTCTTGGACCACCATAAACGTCATAAGGATACTCAGGTGGTAGTGATTCAGCGCAAATTCTCGATAAAATTTTAAATTCTAAACGCATTGCATAGTAACAACGCTTGTGAACACCACTCATCACACGTGATCCACGCTCCATCATTGCTATTGTTGTGCCAACAGCTCTATTTTGTGCATCATTGCCAATGTTGTTATCAGTAATTGCTGCAAATTTTTGTCCTGCTTGAACTACAAAACCTAAAAGATTGTACAATGTAACCGATGGCTCTGTAAAAGGTAAATTAAAAAACTGATCTCTTATGTTTCCACCTGGTGCATCTACATCTCTGAACTCTCCAGGTTGAATTGGTTGGTCATCATCACGTACTCTGATTCCCCTAGACTTAAAACCAGCAGGTAAATTTTTAAGAGTACCTGCATCAATTAATTGTCTTAATGATTGAGTAGCTGCTTGAGATAGTCCACCAATCATATGAGTTAAACCGAAACCATAAAAGCCTAATCCTGGAAGAAACTTATAATGAACAAAGTATTCTATTCGTGAATAATTAAGATCCCCAGGTCTATAGTTACGATAAATTGATAATATCTCTCCTGATCCTTCATCAATAGTTACAATGTAAGGTATTTTAATTTTTTTAGCTTTGTCATCAAAATCTTCATAATCATCAAGATTTAAATCAACATGCATTTCAAGAATATTATGTAAATAATCATCTCCTGTTTTTTTTATTCCTTCTAATTGATTTAATTT